TGCTGATCGAGCCCTCGACCATTCCGTCGAACGCGGCCGAGATGTCGAACTTCGTGACGATGCCGCTGCCGGAGTAGTAGGTGGAGGTCGACGCGATGCCCTCGGGATAGAGGTTCACGGTCACGGTGGATCCGATGGTCAGCGCGATCTGGCCGGCATCGGTCTCGTCCCAGTAGAGATCGCCGTTGACGCTCCAGGTCTTCATCGTGGCCTTCCGCGTGCGGTAGGTGTCGCCGATGACCGAGTCCTCGACGACGTCGGAGGAGTGAGCCAGGGAGTAGTTGCGGAGCTCGCCGATGGTGGTCGACGAGATTTTGACGGTGCCTTCGCGGCCTAAGTGGTTCGCCATTTTAGTCGGTGGTTAAATAGATACAGGAGAAGGTGTGACGAGCGACGCCCCAACGACGTTCCTCGTCGGGTTCGATCACATAATCCACGCTTGTCAGAAGGAGGTCATCGCAGACGCCGCCCAGGGTAACGTCAGCCAGCACCGCGGCCTCGACCGCAGCCGAGCCCGTGTCGAAGAGGTCGTCGATGATCGTCGTCGAGCCGGCCACCTCGGCGGTGAAATACTCGACCATCACTTGCAGCGTTCGATACTGCGTCCGATTTGACGGCGCCAGCGTGCGAACCTCGACTTGCTCGTTGACCGCGTAGACGGCGGCGGACGGGAAGCTCGTCGAGGCAAGCGTGTTGTTCCGGCCCTTCAGAAGATTAGCCGTGGGCACGACGCCAGCCTGCGTCAGCTTGAGCCCAATGGCGTTGCGGATGTTGGTGCGGGTGCTCACGCGGCTTCTGGGATTGATTGGGCGCCTTCGACGCGGGTGAATCCTAGGTTGACGGCCTTGCCGGCCAGCAGGCGGTCGACCTTCTTGAGCGTCGTCCTCGACCGAGAACTGATCGCGCCGTCGACGATGCGCTGGTAACCTGGAATCTTAACCTGCTTATTGGTCGCGATCAGGTAGGGATTCGGGCCGAAGTTGGACTGCTGGCTGCCGGACTTGCTGCCGAAGCGATCTGAGAACTTCTTCCACTTCGCGCCGGTCGCGCGCGCAGTCGGGATCCAGCCAGAGACCGTCCAGCCGACGCGGTCTTGAATCTGGCGCCGCAGGCTTGAGTGGTCCTCGGCGTAAGCCATCAGGCGCTGGTCGCGCTTGATTCGGCCGTAATTGTTCCGCGCCTTGCGATGCAGGGACGCGAGGTGCTCGGCCGACTCGACCATCGTGCGCCCGCCGAAGAAGGAGATGCGCGGATTGCGCATCATCTGGTTGATCTTCTGCGTCTCGCGCCGACGCACCAGCTTGGCAAGCGACTTGTAAATGCCGCCTTGGCTAGCCTTGGCATCGAGCTTGGCCGAACTCAGCGGCACCGCGAGGCGCCACATATCGGAGCCGACGGCCGTCGTGCCCTGCTTGCGATTCTTCGGCGGCGTGAACTGGATCAGCGTCTTTGTAACGAAGCGGCCCTCCTCCTTGATGATCGGCCCAAGCTCCATCCGCGCGGCCAGCGCAAGCCGCGTCAGCGCAAACTCCAACTTTGAGGTGTCGAACTTGACGTCGATCATATCACCTTCGCGACGTCGATTTCGCAGCCCGCGCCCTCCGCGTCGAATCGCACCTGCTCCACGAAGTAAGTGGTCCCGGCCCGCACCAGCGTCTGGCTCTGCGCCGGCGTGCCCGTGACCGATGAGGTCGTGAAGAAGACCGTGAACTTCACGTCGTCCCGGCGCTGATCTTCGAACTCGTCAAAAAGGTTCCGGCTCGAAGACCAGACGCCGGTGATCGTGCTGCCGAGATAGGAGAACGTGATGCCGGCTTGCTCCAAGATGGCGCCCTGATCGAGCGCCAGCTGCACGGGATCGAAGTCGCGGACTGCGGCCATACTTAATCGCCAACTGTCACAACGCGCGAGGCCGGCGAGAAGGCGTCATCCTGAGCGACACCTGAGCTCACGTGCCAGAACTCCTTCCGCACGGCCCCGGCGATGATGCACGGGGAGGAGTTGATCGTGAACATCTCCTCCGCGTCGCGGATGATGCGCGGCAGGTGCGCCGGCGACTTGGCCCGCAGGATCATCGATTGCGGCACGCGCCAGGTCAGCAGCTTCGCCTCCTGCGCCTCGTCCGCTAGGAACACGATCGGCCGCTTGGCGACCCGCCGGCAGGTCTCCATCAGCTTGCCCGCGTGGTGCTGCTTGCCTTGCGAGTAGCCGAACGGCGCCAGCAGGCAGATCTCGCGGCTGAAGCCGTAGTCCTCGAGTTGCGGCTGCTCGTCGATCAGGTCGAACTCCGGCCGCTGGTTGAGCTGCGCGAACTCGGGGAAAAGGCCGAAGACGAAGTCGCCCCACGGCTTGCCGCTCGCGCGGTACTCGTCGTAGCGGTGCGGCCAGATCTCGAGCTCAAGCACGCGGCCGAAGCGCATCTCGTGGCGCTGCTTGGGGTCCGACGGCCGCGCGTAGCTGACGCATCCGAATAAGCCCCAGTACTGCGGGAAGCACTCGACGTAGACCGAATGACCTTGGCCGGCCAGATGCCGCGCAATCGGAAGGATGCGGATGATGTCGCCGAGGCGCTGATGGTAGACGATGCAGATTCTCACGCCTTAAAGACCATTGTGAGAATGTTCGGCCAGTCACCATCATTCTTGCGGACCGCGTCCTCGGGCGAGCCGATGAAGACGGGCCGTAGCCCGCGCTGCGCCATCACCGAGGCGAGCGAATTGGGCGTGAAGTGCCAGAGATGCTCGCCTGGGCGGCGATGCTTCCAGTTGTAGAACCAGTCGAGGCCGAACTGCGGATGATACCACGGGACGGAGACGATCACGCCATCGGCCTCGAACTTCGGCAGCTGGTCGAAGTGCTCGAGCGAGTCGAAGAATGTAAGCACCGGCCAGCGAGTCTTCTGCCACTCGCGATCCACGCGCACGAAGGACGGCGGAGGATACGGGGAAACGTCGTGGCCCCAGCACTCGACCCAAGGACTGCGATCCTTGACCGCCCGCAGGAAGGCGCCGGTGCCGTAGCCGATGTCGCAGACTGTGAACGCCTCTGGAAAGAAGCGACGGAACAGCGCAGCGCGGATCTCCGAGAGTTCGCGCTCGGGATACTTCTCGTAGCGCGCGACGTAGGCGTGGTCGTACTGGGCGCGGATCGTGCGGTCGCGCGAGAACAGCGCATCCGTCGACTTGTCGATGCGATACTCGTAGGTGAATTGACTGCTCACGGCGTGGTCCATTTGGGATCAGCGTCAGGGTTGCGCTGCTTGAAGAGCTCAAGGCCGGCGTCGTAACGCTCTTTCGTGTTGTTGTGCTGGTAGGTCGCGTCCCATTGCCCCTTTTTGAAGGCCGGATGCTGGTGCTCGAAGCGATAGAGGTGGCGCGCGTCGATCACGATTCCGTCGCGCCAGGCTCGGTGCGAGAACTCGTTGTCGGAGAACACCGACTCGTAGCCCTCGTGGAATAGCTCGCCGCCCTGCTGCTCGAAGCGCGCGCGAGAGAGGATCGCCATACAAAGCAGCGGGCCGGTGCGGTGACCGTCGTGCACCGCGATCACGATCGGCTCCTTCTGCAAGTCGCGATCCTCGACGAGCGAAAGCAGCTTGGCGTCCCAGCCGATTGGAGGAACCCAGTCGTCCGACAGCTGCACGATCAGGTCGCCGCGCGCCTTCTTGGCTGCGAGGTTCCAGGCTGCGACGCAGGAGCGCTTCTCCGAGACGACGCTCAAAAACTGCTTGCCCATCGTCACCGCCTCCTTGTCGTCTGCGTCCACGGCGAATACGTGCTCGATGCGGGTCGGATCCTGCGCGAGCCCAAGCCAAGCCTCGCGGCAGGCAACAGCCTTCGACGTGCGGCCGCGGGTCGCGTGGACGAGCGAGATCCGCGGATGCTTGCCGAGATGGAACTGCTGCTGGAGCACGTCAGCCCGAGCGTCCAACCCAGCCAGCCGGAAGGCGCGCGCGGCCAAATCGTAGCCCGCCCAGCCGTAATACTTCGCCTCCGACGTCCACGGCTTGTCGGCACCGATTGGCTCGCGGTGGCGCAGCATCTCCTCGGCCCACCAGCGCGCACGGGCTCCGTCGTTCTTCTCGAATAAGAGCAGGATGATCGCAGCGTATGCCT